GTTTGAAGCAATGAATGAACAACTTAATTACGAAGAGCGGATGGAAGTAGAACAGATGAGTCGTCGTGAGGATAGACAGATAGAGCCAAAACCAGAACCGACCCGTGATGCTCAATCCTTTTTAGCTATGGGAGAAATGTAACATGGCTGATCCATTGATCCTTGCTGCGTACGCTGCCGCCAAATTTCTTCAAAAAGGTAGGCGCGAAGATGCTGCTGCTGCTGTTCAACTTAAAAAAGAACAGGAAGCCGAAGCAAAAGCCACTGCAGAAGCCCGTGTCACACCATATGGTCGTACAAAACCGGGCGGTCCGATCCAACAATTAAACATATTAGATAAAAACTTTGCTGACTACACGGTTACTCATCGTCGGTTTGGTACTGGGGAAATCAAAGAGGTAGCCCCAGACGAACAGACGTTTCCCCTGTTTCAACTTCCAGACGGTACACGAGGCATAAAAAGCGAGTTGGAAAAATCCGTTGTTAGCAGGGCAGGTCGATTTGGTACTTGGGACGACTTGAAGGCGACACAAATCGGTACTCGCGACGTTAAGGGTAATAAGTATACAGACAATTTTGATCCAGAGTACTTACGTCCAGAGAAGCCTAAAAACGTGTTTGTTTTTGAGGGTGCCGACAAGAAGGGAAACCAAATCTTTGGTAGAACCGTTCAAGAAGTACGTGAAAAAGGCGGCGTTGAGGGATCAATAGGCCAGAAGTCTGTCACACCGGACGTTGCTACTGCTTTGGGATTCTCAGGCAGCGTTCTTTCGACAGAGAAGAAGGCGTTTATTACACCGGCACCTAAAGCCGATCTTGGAAATATAATCGTTGGTCAAACAAAAGAAGGTCGGTTTGTATACGGTGAGGACGTTGCGGCAGTAAGAGATCAGGGTGCTATAAAGTTTGGTCAAGCTGACGACGAAGGTTTTACTCCTGACGGTAAAATACAAACAGGATCAATAAGTTGGTTTACTCCTGACAATGAAGAGACTAAAAAAGAATCCAAGCAGTTTGCTACTGTGTACAAGCTCGACGAAAACGGCGAAAGAATTGATGATAAGCAAATTGATATTCCTCTATGGCAGTATAGGGAGAATACATCTAAGTACCAACCAGTCGTAGGCTATGAAAAAGACGAAACAGGTGCGCGTAAAACAATTGATATCGGGATACAATCTGCCAGTGCAGCTAAGGGTGCTATGGAGGTAGCCGATGCTCTCTTTGATATCAAGCATAAAGATAAAGAGGGAAAGAAACAACATTTCGTCATCGGCAAAGAAGGTGGCGTAACTCCTCAAACACAACTATCTAAATTCCGCAATTGGATAGAGAACCTACCCAGAAAACCCGACGGCACTCCTGACTGGACTACTGCAGGTATTGACAACGACGGAATAACAAAGATGCGAAACTACGCGGTAAACTTAGTTGCACAAAACACCACTGTAAAAGACCCTACAACTAACGAGATGGTTCCGTCTGTAACTTTACTTGCAGATCAAATAGCGTACGTACGAAACAATTTTCCCGTGCTGTCTACCATTCCACAGTTAGAAGACTTTGTAAAAGTTCGTGCTGGATTAGACGACCTAAACACAGTTAGAGAACTAACACAAAGAAACAGTATATCACCAAACGGTAACGCACAATCAGTAGTTGTTGCTAAAGTACCCCAAAACCTTCCCGCAACTGCAATAGACCCTAACGCTTCTCCCGATGCACTTGCTGTGCCTGTTAAAATCCCTGTAGCTATTCCTTTTGATCCTAAATACAATCAAACTGTTGACTTTGTTATGGCACAGTTAGCCCCAAATCAAACAGAAAGAGAAATAGAAGATGCTAAACGTGCGTTTAGAACATTAGTTAACTTTGAACGAAATCCAGATGGGTCTGTTAAAACAGGTCCACAGGGGCAAGTTGTAATAGCAAAGGATCAACCAAAGCTAGACTTTGTAGACTACCTTGTAAAAACAAAAGACACGGGTAGTACGCCATTTTTTACATCCTTTCAAAACATGTTAAAATTAGGTGTGGAACGAAAAGTTACAAATGCAGCCGTAGAAGCTGACATTAAAATGGCATTCAATACCGCCTTTACTGGGGACTTTGAGGGGGCTATGTCTGTCGTTACAGCCTTTTCTCCACGATTTGGTCCTGCAAGAACAAGGTTACTGTTTAGGCAAATGACTGGTAAGAATGATGCTCTTTTCAAAAAGGAACGTGATTCTCGTGTTCAACAAGCCGAATCAGCAGCCAATGCAATCAACGTAATTGACAAGATGGTAGGAACTTACTATACTAGAGATGGGCAATTTATTGACATCAATACATCTCTTGGTCAGTTTTATGTTTCTGCTGACGGCGCGGTACATTTATTTCAGCAGGGTATGGAGAATATTCTTCCGGGACTTGTTTCTATCGATCAAAGTCAGGCAGTAACCGCTGCACAAAACACGATATTTGGAAACGACCGAAACGGTAAGCCTTCCTTTATGTCCATCGTAGATAATCAGTTACCCGCTGCAGACATGCTTGCTCTTGCAAATGAGCGAGGTTACCCGACAGTAGAAAAGTTTATAGAAGCTGAACGCACCGCACGTAAACAAAACATGACTCAGTTTCAAGAGTCGGTTTCTGGTTTGGGTTCAAACGACGAAACGGTAAAGAACCTTGCGCTTCGTAACTACTATCGTTTCATGGTTGCCTACACTATGGCATCAGCAATTCAGGGCGGCACTGGCGGTCGTACAATTTCTGACCAAGACGTTCAAAACATCCTTCGTGCCTTGAAGATGGACAGCGTATTTGGTCAAGCCTCTACTGAGGTAGAAATCTTACAGGCAGCAAAAGAAATGTTAGTTGACATTGAAAAGCATTCACGTGCAATCGGTCAAGGTGGCATGAGAGCTTACGCTGCCTTGAAGGTACAGGAACTATCCATAGGAAGCGTCGGTTCAAACATACGTATTGGCGATATAGCTGAACGCTTGGAGCAAGGCGGTGGAAGTGGGCAACCAACAGCAGGTGATGCAGCCGTAGCAGCCATGACAAATGCAGAAAAGCTTGAAAAGATCAATGCTGCACAGGGTAAGTTTGGCGATACCTACACAACCATCGAAGAAGCTACAGCCGCTCTAGGTGCTACTGGAGTTGCACGAATCCTAGCACAATAGTAAGGAACACAATGGTTAGTCCTATTGAAGACCAGATGACAAAACTTTCTGCGGATCAGCAACAAGTTTTAAAGCGTATGGGAGTCGGTCAGTCCGGCTCTCCTACTATCAAACCTGTCACAGAACTAGGCGGCGGCACACCGCGTCCGGCACCTGTAGACAGGTTTCCTTCGTTGGAGAAACAAGTTGTAGGTGGATTTCAAGTTCCTAAGTTTGACGTAACGACTACCCCTCTAGACCTTCCTGTTGTTGGGTCTATGGGAATCGAACTCAAGCAAGATGTAACTCCTCGTATTGCTGACCCACGTAAGATCAGCCCAGAGATCAAGCTTCAGCAAGTTATGAACTTTGACAACCCTAAGATCGCATCTAACTTTGAAAAGGCTGTGGGTGTTCGCAACGCACAGGGAGAAGAGTTGGTTTTTCCACAAGGCATGGATTATTCTACTCGCTTAGATGTGGCTAACCGCATGGGAGCTACTGTCATTATTGATGATGAGGGAGGAGAGTTTAACGTCCCGTGGGATAATCTACTATACGAACAAACCCGTCTCCCCGATCCTAATCAAATGCTAACGTGGAATGAAGCTACGGGTGAAGTCAGTCTCGAAGGCGGCAAACCTGTTCCAGTAACTGAGTTGCGGCAAGTCCTTGCAAAAGATATGACAGAGGATCAAATTCAAGACTACCGCGATGCCGCTATGTTAACCTCA